ATAACATTACTTCTTCTTCAAAAGCTCTGTCAGAAGTTTCTGTGTCGAATATTTCAGCATGCTCGTTAGCATATTGTTTGTATTCTAGCCCGAATAGTGCATTCAGACCAGGCTCTAGTTCTTTAACTAGCTGTGCTCGTGATATTGCCATAGTTTTATACTCCTATTCTACTATTAATTATCGCCATTATACAAGTTTGAAGCACCAGCAATAACTACGATTTGGTTTGATCCAACCGCTGTGTTATCTTTGTTTTCAGGGTCATTTGCTGATCTCACAAGTTTAAACATGTGAGTAGAAGCTGCCCCGCCTCCGATGTCTAGTGTAACAGTCGATTGACCGCTAACCGCATCACTTGCAGTAAAGCTGTTTACGTTATAGCCAGCATCTCCGTACATAGCTTGAGTAACTGCCGCATCCGCTTTTGTTTCGTACTCTTGAAACGGATTGTCATTTACAAAACCTAAGCCGTCGTCGCTGCCTGTATTATAGTCAGTTCCAAATGTTGTGGACGCTGCTACTGAGTTTGCGAAAGTTGGTTTGCTCGTTGTGCTGTTTACGAAGAAACATCCATTGAACACACCAATAAGAGGAGCATGACCTGAGTTGTCATATGTTGCTCCACCTTGTCCACCATCGTCAGTAGTTGCGAAACTTGCATCTTGTAAATAACCTTGGTCACCACTTCCATCTTGAAGTGATACTGGATTATTTTTGAAGATACCAACACCTAGGCCTGATTTGATTTTGTACTCAGATTGTCCTGACGTTGCTGGAGTATTTCCAACAGTCGTTACAGTTCTTAAGCCAAAACCAGTTGTACTTGCATTTGCCATAGTTTTAGTTTCCTTATTGTTGTTAAGTTAATTTAATGGATAGGAATTGCTAAATTATTAGCTTTTCTTTGTACCACCAAAAGTTACACTAGATGAAGATTCATTTCTGAATTTCATCCCAGCTTGCCTTTCCTTCATAAGATCGTTGTTTATGGCTTCATCTTTTTCTTGAGTCTTCTTTTTATAGTAAGCCTCAATTTGAGCTGCGATCTCTTCCGGTATCCTTGCCAGCAAAAGGCCACCTACTCCAATGATTCCTGCGTATCTTCCTTCAGTCATCTGTGGAAAGTCTTGATCTGGATATTCATCAGCTCTAACTAATTCGTATCCTTCTCTTAACGAAGCTGCAACATTTTTGGTATCTTGATACCCCATGCTTTCAGCTCTTATCCACTGATGTCTATAACCTTCTGGCGCAGGTGGTGCATCGAGTGAGTTGGGTGGAGTCCAGATCTTTTTAGATTCCTCTTTTGATCTTGTTTGACTCGCACGTGAAGTTCTTATTTTATCTTTTTCCATATGCCTATACTCCTTCCGTGATTTTTAATTGTTTAGCATAATCTTCGAGTGGCACACCTAATCTTTTAGCGATTGCTACCTGTGAAGGCGTGAGTTTTACAGTTTTCTTGCGTCCTGTTGAGGCTGAACGTTTAGCCGAGGCTACGTTTTGAGCAGGTTTTGCTCTCTCTGTAGGTTTTGACTCTACTTTATCAAATTTATGCGGAAATTCAAGTCTTATTCTTTTATCAACTTCCGTATAGTATTCATCAGTTTTAGGGTCATAACCTTCCTCCTCTACTAGCTTTTTATGTATGTCAAAAGCCGTATAAGTCATAGCTGAATCGTTACCAAACCAAGAGTTATTAGCTGCCCACTCTTCCGCTTTAGGATCTGTTGCAGGTTTTCTATCAGTTCTTTGTGTATTGATATTAACTTCTTTTTTTGGTGCTTCCTCTCTATTTTTCATAGACGAAAGTCTAGCTGCATCCATAGTCAAATTTGCAATTTGTTCTTGAGCTGCAACTTGTGCTTCGATATCTTGAGACTCAATAGCAGTTTTGAGAGCTAATTTAGCTGCTGCTAAATTTGTCTTAACTCTATTTTCAAACTCAGAAACATAAGTTTTATCTAATTTAGATAATCTACCTTCTACTGTTTCTTTATCTTTTTTTATTGACTCAGCATAAGCGATTGCCTCTTCTTTTTGCCTTTCTGCTTCTCTCATCTTACGAGTTAGTTTAGCAATTCTTTTTTGAACTCCTTCACTATATTCTTTTAACTCGTCCTTTTTCTCTTCGCTTTTTTCTTCAACAGGTTTTTCTTCTTTTGCTTCAACCTGTTCAACTTCCACCTTCTCTTCTTCTTTTGCAGCTTCCTCTTTGGGTTGCTGTTCGTCTAAATTAATTTCAGTTGCTGATTCATCTGCATCACCAACATCAATTAAGTCATCGTTTTTTTTAGCTTCTTCTTGCATAGTTCCTTCCTATGTTAAATGTAATGAAGAATCGATTCTGGGTCACCAATGGTTCCTAGAACTTCATCATCGTTTAATATACGCACTTCTCCGCCTTCTATTGGTAATCTTGCACCAGCATATCTGGCGAACATTACCCAATCTCCTATTTTACACCATGGCTCTATAAATTTTTCTTCATCTTTATAAGCCAGATCTCCCATCTTTAAAACATAACCACATGTTGTTGCAATTCTTGCTTTGTCTAATTGTTCTTGTGAAAATAAAATTCCACCTTTGGTTTTCTCTCTAGGTGTAAAAGGTAAAACTAAAATTCTGTATCCAGCAGGGTCAGGTAATTGATCTACCATTTCCTTAATGCTTTCTGGATCTAATCTTTTTGCGTGGGGTTCTTCTTTTGCTTCTTGTTTGTATTTTTCTTCTAATGCATTGACATGTTTAGGAGTTTCCTTTTTTGTCTCCTCCGATGTCGATAACGTTTCCTTGCTCATTTTTTTGCTCCTTATAGTTTAGCAGGTTAGAGATTTCCTGTAGTAATAATTGGTAGGCATATGCCTGTCCCAATAAATACTTATATTTTTCCATATTGTCAATGCCTCCGCTCAACATTGTATCTTGTATTTGAATTAAAGCATTGTTTATAGATTTTTTAAGTTTGTCTATTATCACTAAATCTTCCATTATTCGAACTCCTTAAGTGATTCTAGTTTATCTTTAGCTTCAGCTATTTTAGCCAAAAGCTTATCTACTTCCTCTAAATGTTGTGGATGCTCTCCTATACCCACAGGATTATTTAGATATATATTCACAGTCGCATCTGCTTCTGCAATGTCTGCTTCGTATCTTGCTCGAAGCGCATTTATCATTCCTACTCTACTCACGTTTTCCTCCTTTTTCTGATTGCTTCTTTTCCTTTTTTAAATATGCTTGCCACCTTTGCCTTACCCATAACTTTGGCTCTCTGTTCACCAACAGTAAGTATTTGGATTTTCCTCGCAAACGGTTTAGATATCTTTTTAACCTTTGCAACAGTTTTACGAGCATCTGCAGGGGTCGCAAACTTAATTCTAACAGTATCTCTAGGATTCTCATCTGTGTATAGTCTCCTACCAGAACCTTTAGGTTTTTTACCAGTGCCTACTTTAGGATCTGCCACGTTTCATCCTTTTAATATGCTTCTTAATAATTTTAGATTGTTTCTTATGTAGCTTAGAAGCTTTACCTAAAGCTTTAGCTACCTTTTGTAGTTTTTTTACCATTTAACATTTCCATCTTCTGCGTGCCTGTCTTAGTCTTGAGTTAGGATCTCTTGCAGCCTTTGGAAATTTTTTCATTTGTCCTGCGCTTCTTGCACAATACGATTTTCTTCTCTTCGCTGCAGCAGAACCTTTTTTGACTTTGCCAGTTACCGCTGTTTTTAATTTAGAACCGGGATTTAATCTTCTGTAGGCCTTGACACCGGCTCGAGTCATACCCGCTCCAGATTTTGTAGATCTGAAGTTCTTTTTATTTCTTGCAGGCATTCTATCCTGTCTCCTCATACCAATCCTCCCATACTCATACTTTTTCTTTTCTTAGCAAATGTTTTTACATTTGTTGGTTTTGGTCCTGTGTTACCTGCCGCTCTTTTTCGTCTGACAGCACTCGCCCTTTGCGATGCGCTCATCCGTGTGGCTTTGGCAAGGGGCACGCATTTTGGATACTTCCGTTTGGCGTCCTTCTTTTGTTTTGAACGACCACACTTCGCGAAAGAACCATCCTTTCGCTTGCTGCCAATATCTACCCATTTTTGAGCGAACCATTTATCAAGACCATTCTTTGCCATTAAACTATTTTAGTTTTTTTAGCTCTGTTAGACATAATTTTACCACATCCTCGAGCCACAAAGCCGCCTTTTTTATAACCTCTGTCTGGTCTGTTGAGTTCTCCCATCAAACCACCCATAGCTTTTTTACCTCTGAAATCTTTTCTCTTTAATCCAGAGGGATCTTTAATTTTACCCGCACAAATTTTGCTAGCGTATGCGTTAGCATATGCTGAGGGGTAAACTTTAAATTTTCTCTTCGCAGCTGCCTTTCCTCTAGGACATAGTTTAGTCATTATCTTTTTCTCGCTGTTTGTTTTGCTCTTGCAAAGTCA